ATCTCCGTTATCATCTACGCAAGAACCAAACTGAACGTCTGTTCCGCTTGCTCTTGTGAATTGCATATGCTCGAACGGAGCTTCTACTTCATAAAGACCTCCGGTAAATTCATTGTCTATTATATAGTTTGTAGTTCCCCATCCTATATCTTGCTCTTGTTCGTATAGTTGTGCAACCTTAGTGCCACGACCTTTGTAACTAAAACTAACTTTTTTGTAAGGCAATTCTGCGTTTACTTGCGATTGAGTTAAGTCTATGTATTCGGTTATGTTTCGCGTCGTACCTCCGGTGTAAAAGTCATCAAGACTTTGTACGACTATTTCACCTGCGCTATTCTTGTAAGCCGTTAGATTGAACATCTTAAACAGTCCGGTAAGAAAGTCAATCACCCGCATATCTGGAATCTGTTGTTGTGCGTTCCATTGCTGATTTGCGCTTAGGGTTTGTGCAGCCGTTGATATATAAGTGTGCGATTCACTTCTAAAAGAATCGTTAATATCCCACTCTAATTCTATCGACTGAGAAGCGGTACCCGTTACGAATATGGTGTAACTACCATTGGTTAATACTCCGCTTAAAATCGTACCGGTAGTCGTACCGGCAAAAGTTTGCTGCGCATACGCTATACCGTTTCTGAAAATAACCACGGTGAATTCCGATGTCGGAGCGGTTACAACATCCAAGCTATATAATATGCTTTCCCCACCACTTAAATCAAAAACAACAAGCGTAGAAGGTGTTGCAACAACACGGCTCATAGACGACAAGTCTGGATCAATACTCGTATATTGATTGGTTACCTCGACAGTTTTAAACGCGAATCCTTTTTGACGGTGCATCCACATATAAAGATCGTAGAACTGCGCGTTGCTCGTGCTTTTAATAAACGAACCGGAACTAAAGGTAATGTTTGTGTATTGTTCCTCGATTGCTCTTACAATAAGCCACACCCGTATAGCGTACTTTAACTCCTCGAAGTAAACCCCGTTTATATTAGTTCCCGAATCATATAGGTTAGCACCTACCGGATTGATTGTTCCGTCTGCGTTAAAATAGTTGGGTGGTGTTACGGACGAATCATAGAACAACTCGGTTTGACAAGAAACCAAAGGCATACAAAATGCATCAGTATAAGTCGTACCTCCGACGGTTATATCTACACCGTCAAGTTGTAAATCGGTAAGCACGTTGGCTGCGGTATAGCCACGTTGAAAGTTGCTCAACCAAGATAACCCACCTAATTTATCTTCTCCTAAAATGTCTTTAAGATCAACGATGTTTCCAAAGAAAACAATGCGATAAGAGAATGGCGCGTTATTTTTCATATCAACCCCTATGAGTTGAACCTTCCCCTCTTGGAACGGTAGGTAGTTTAGCTCAAGTTTAGCGTCTACTTTTTTCCGTGCATCGAAAGCGTACGCATCGTCTATATCAAAATTGTAATAGTGCTTAAATACCTTGTTATTGACCTTAGAAGCCGGAATCGTAAATGCCTGGGTGAAGTTTGCAAATACGCTGCTTATATCTCGGACGTTTTGAATACTTTGCGTTAGGCTGATATTCTCGTCTTTGAATAAATCGAGCTTTGTGTTGTCTACATAAAGAGATACCGATACCATTATCTACCCGTTGAAATTAAATCAAATGCTTGTTCTACGACAACTTGATAGCTTACCAGACGATCGTTTAGTCCGGTTTTAAACGTTACGTTACTTGTGACTAAATTAACCGGTACCGGGAATCCTAAATCCGCGTCATCAATCCATACGTATTCCGAAAGCATTAACTCTTGTAGCTGATTATTGATGTCGTCAATATCTGCGGTAATATAGTCGCTATTTAACGTGTATTGTCTTATACCATTACGGTCATATTGTTGGTATTGGTGTCGGTAGCCGTTTATACCTCCGTTTGATGCGTTGTATTTAGATTTGAATTCGCTACCCTTAACGCTTAAAGAATTAACGGTCTTAGCGGTGAACCACATTTGCTGATGAACGCCAAAGCGATTAATAAAAGTTAATGGATAGTTTCCGTATCTGCCACAAGGGAATCTATTAATTCCGACAGTCGTAGTCGGCACGGTAGAATCCGAACCCGAAAAACTAACCGTAGTTACCGAACTTCCCGAATTGGTAAAAACAATACCGCCCTGACCTTCCGGAACCCATAAATCTAAACCGGTAACAAGTGCGCCCGTTGGTAGATTGTAATTGTTTCCGTTGTAATAGTATTGATAGGCATCAAAAGCGTCGTAAGAAACCGTACCGGAAGTAGCCACTTGACTTCCACCGGAATTAAAAAGTTTTAACACGTAGCTTATGGCAACCGCTCCGCAATCGGTAGCTACAATCGTTCCGTCATATAGCGGCTGAATGTAATCTCTTACTAATTCCGATATATCAAAGGTTACCGTGCTTGTTCCAGGAACGACGTCTTTAGTGATAGTGTATCTTAACGTGCCACTAACGGTAAGCTCTAATGTACCATAAGCGGTGCCTCCAAAAGCTAAACTTGCAAAAAACGGGCTTCTAACCCCTATCGCTGTCGCCATTATTCTTTAAAATTTTGTTTGTTTATGAAATTGATGAACTCCTCTACGTCTAGCGCAAAGGCTTCTGCTATTTCGTTTGGTAAATCTTTTACATACTTCTTAAACGGTGTCGTAAAGAATAGGCTTGGCTTTATACCGTTCTTATAAATTGACCGTGCGATTAAAAACGTAAGTGATTTACGGTTTATGAATCGTCCTTTTTCGTCTCTCGGTGCTATTCCCTTTCTTACCGTCCATCCATCGAGAGCTCTGCTCGGTGGCATCTTATCTCGGTAGGTGTACGGTGTGTTGTATTTCTTTTCGGTACCGCTAACTCCTTTGTCTTGGAACGTACCGTAGTCGGCCATCGATATGTTGAACTGCAAACTATTCTGCGTTACCTTGACCGGTGATCCTTGTATTGAGTTTAATAGGTTTCCGGTAACGACTTTTTTACGTCGCCTTAAACCTTGTCTTGATTCTTTAACTACACGGTCTCTAAACGCTTCTAACGCACTCTGAACTTTGTCGGTATCTAGCATATATCAATATCGTTAGTGACCAGAATATCAAACGTACCCACGAAACCGGCGAGCGAATTATCGAAGCGTTCTACAAACGGCTCGAACACTACGTCTGCGTCTAGTTGGTATTTATTTATGAATAGCGCGCCTTTTCTTAGCTTGGTAGCGAGTTTATTAATAACCACTAAGCAAGTATTTAATACGTCTTGCTCGTTATCGTTTCCTACAAACCAATCAGTCGTCTGAGACTTTGATGTATCTACTACGTCCATTACAAAAACGGATAGGTTGTAGACTAATACGTTATCTCGGTTTGTTACGGAGTTGAGCATAATATGAGCCAAAGGAAACATCGTCTGCTTTCTTAGATCGAGCTCGGTGATGTCCCCAAAAGAAACCGTGTTGATTGACGGGTCGTTTTCTAGCTCTTGTTTAATAGCCTGGGTTAATAAATAAAAACTTCTTATTGCTATGCTCATCGTTTAAACTTGCTTTGTTCTACTTCTTTTAATTCTTTATTGTATTCTAAGGCCGTTAGGCATTCACCCACGTTTAGACAAGTGACCTGTTCAATCTTTGTAACGTCTCCGTTACTGAGTATATATAAGGCATTGTACCAACCCCATTTCCGATTGAAGTTAGATACTGCTGATAAATCTCCTTCTCCTTCCCCTCCAAAGAGTCCAGGATGACGTTTTGTAAGTCTGTCCCTAAATTGTAAAAAAAAACAATGCTCGACAGTACTGCGTCCATCGGTGTGTTTACCATTGCGTCTAAGTAAGCATCGCCTCGGTATTTTTCAATCGAGTATTTGCCTTTTATCTTAGCGGTAATTGGTCGATAAAGAACCCCCATCGCTCGGTGAATGTTTTGCCAATCGCCTATGTAAGTGTCCAGATCAACGTACTCTCCGAAGGTCATATCCTCAAGGTTCGGAATAAATCCAAACTCGGTGTCGCCTAATTTAAATGTGCGCACAAGTTCTGGACGTTCTTCGAACATCTTAGTCAGCACGTCTGTTATTCCGGTGATGTCTTTTATTCTGTAATCGAATATGAGCTCCTTTGGGAAGTCGCAAAAAATCTCAATCATCTTCATCGCCACGAAACGGTCTGCGTTCGGGTCGTCGATGTTCTTATCTACGATGGTGAGAAACTTCTGATACTTGTGTAACGGAATCTCCGATAAAGTGCTAGGTACGCTTAGTTCTATTTTCATACTATTGATTATAACGTAAAGATAATTTTTTTGAAGCACAAAAAAAGAGCGGCCATTTCTGACCGCCCCAAAACCAAACTAACTAAAAACTATGAATTAAATCGGCGTTACTCGACTTAACAGTTGCTGAAGCTCGAAGTTTGTTTTAGTGTACGCTTCTAGCTTGCTGATACCCGTGCGTTGTAACACGAGATTGATAAGGTATTTTCTAAAGTCCATTGTGTTCTAATTCGTTATACGCTTCCATTATTTTTTCTCTTACTCGCGTGATTTGGTCTTGGAAGTGATCCGGATCCATAAACGCGTCCATCGTTGAAAGGATAGCATCTGCTATCAAAATGTTCCCTTGAGCTCGGCCTTTCCTTCTTGCGTTGGTCATACCTTCTACTCTTGCGTGTTCGTAAAGTTCCTTGTAATAGTCCATATCTGATTGTTTAAGTTAATAAAAAAACCCCGAATTACCGGGGTATAGATATTATTTTATTAAATCTAAGCCTAATCTTTTAGCGGCCACATTATACATTTGGTCAGTAAAAGAATCTTTGTCTTTAATTACACTAGGTAATTGGTTTTTAATAAAGTTCCACACATAACTTTCTGTTTTAGTGTCGGCCAATTTATATTCGGCTTCGTCAATAATACTTAAAAGTTGTTTTTTAATTAAATCGTTATTCATATCTAATTTGTTATTTGTTATACCCAAATATACATCTTTTATTTTAATCCACAAAACTTTAATAAAAATTATTGAATAGCGTATTTACCGTAGTTCGGTTTAGATAATTTGGCGTAGGTAGCGTAACGGCACGCATCGACGCTATGATTGAAAAGATCGACTGGCTCGTTTAGCACGTTTCCGTTTTTATCTTCTTTGAATTTGTAGTTTCTAAATTCTTTTATGGTGTTTACCGATCGCTTTGTTACGTGAATAACATACCGCTTGAGCATATCGATTCCTATATTAACGGAACCAGGGCCTTTAGTTGCCGGCTTTATATTCCATCCCATACGGTAAATTTCCTCGATGCTTTTTGGCTCGCTACTGTCTGCGTAAATCTCGTCCCTTCGTCCCAGACCCAATCGGTCTAGTTCTTTAGCGATGTCTTGGTTTGTCATATTCGTGCGGTAAAGAAGCTCGTCTATGTAAAGATCGGTGTCGTGCAAATAAACCGCCACGAGCGTAGTCGGGTCGTTGGTAAATCCAAAGTCCATACCGTAAGATAATAACTTTGCGTTATCCGGAATACTATCGGTTAGGTTGATATTAAAAATTAACGACTTAGCTGCGCCGACTTGCCCTAGACCATAAACCTTCCAATAATTCTCGTCGGTGTATTTTAAGCGTTCAATTTCCTTAATGATCTCCTGTTGTAAGAACGGATTGTCTTTATAGGTTGTAATGTAGAAGTCTGCGTCCTCACGGGTTTTTACTTTCTCGTATATCCAATGGAACTCGTCAGACGGGTTGTAGTCTAATATAATCTTGTCGGTGGTTCTAAATATAAGCTGTTGCCAATCCTCGAAGAATAGCTCGTTTGCTTCATTGATAAATAGCACATCTCTTTTACGGCCTCGTACCTTGGTCGGTTGATCTAACGAAATAAACTCCACCAGGTTTCCGTTTAGCCTATACTCGGAGCTCGATTTGTTATGATGCTCTTCGGAATATAACTCGTGGTCTTTTAAGATGTTTATGAAGTCTCGCATCGCAGTTGAACGGAGAGCCGGATATGTTTTCCTAGCTATCGTTACCGTTCTACCTTGGTGGCGCATACAATAACCAAAGATTAACCAAATAAGGATGTTATAAGTCTTTCCGGATCGCGTACCGCCTTGTTCAATTACGATTCGCTTCTCGGATAGTTCTAAGTGATCAAAGATAACATTAGTCTGAATTTTCTTCATTCCGTATTACTTCAATGCGGAAGTGATTATCCGTTCCTAAGTCTACTTCTTGTCGTTCGATATAACCTCTCTTTTTGCCTTTGGTTTTTAACGCAAAAATTGTTGCGGTAGTATCTCCATTGTTTACCCTTTCTACTAATTTACTTTCTAAAAAGTCTAAAAACAATTCACCAGGCTCGATTGATTTTAACTCCGTTTTAAATTCTTCGTCTTTTAACCAATTATAATATGTTTGCCTTGCTATACCTACTGCTTTACAGCTCTGTGATATATTACCGAAGGATTTTTGATACGCTTCTATGAATCCCTTTTTTAAAATATTATTGTCCATATTTGTCCATTATATTTCAATTCTTATGAAACCGTATTGTTCAAAGTTAGCCTTTATGGTTGCGATTGAAACACCGTAGGATCTAGCAGCGTGCGGAAGGTTCTCGTACATCTTTTTTCTTTTAGGATCGTACATCGGCTTAGAGCTTTTGTAAAAACTTAATTTCACGTTTTTATTAAGACGATAAAGCATCAAACTAGCGTAGGCTTTGTGTTTCGGATTTCTAGCCACTTCTTCTAATTCGGTGTAATACTCAATCAGCTTGCGTTTCGTATGGTCTTCCATTTACTTTAATATTTAAATTAGGATCTAGCTTTTGCATACGGTCTATTATAACCTGGCAGTACTTTGGATCGAGTTCCATTCCGTAGCATTTACGGTTGAGTTGATGCGCGGCTACCATTGTGGTTCCGGAACCTAAAAACCCGTCAGCTACTATATCGTTCTTTTTACTGCTATTTTTTATTTGATATGAAATGAGCTCAACTGGTTTCATCGTTGGATGTTCTCCGTTTCGACTTGGTCGGTTAAACTCTAATACGGTCGTTTGCTTTCTATCTGCATACCAATTATGTGCCGCACCCTCTTTCCAACCGTAAAGGCAAGGTTCGTGTTTCCAATGATAATCTTGACGGCCCATTACTTGAGAGTTTTTAACCCATATCAAACATTGCTTAACCAATAGACCGGAATCTTTCATTGCTAGCCTAAAGTTAGCACCTTCAGAATCTGCGTGCCAAACGTACCAACCACCACCAGGTTTTGTGTAAGAACCAAGTGCGGTATAAAAATCTAAAAGAAACTGATAAAAGGTTTTGTCGTCCATTTTATCATTAATAATTTTTAAGGCATCTTTTGTTCCGCCCGTGTAATCTACATTATACGGTGGGTCTGTTATTACAAGATCGCAAAGTTCGTCTTGCATTACCTTAGCCCATTCATCGGTTTGCGTGCTATCTCCGCAGAGTAATCTATGTTCTCCTATTTCTATTAGGTCGCCTTTTACTATATCGACTCTTAGATCGTCCGGTTCTTGGTAATCGTCCTCGGTTGCCTCTGGCTCGGGATCGTCAAACATATCCGGTAAGTCTAACCCCCAATCCCCTAAAAGATCTGGCTCCCATTCGTTGGCAAGGATATCCCAATCCCATTCTCCGAAGCCTACGTTGTCTTTAATGATAAACTCTTTCTTTTGCTCGTCCGTCCAACCGTCGGCTACATCTATCCACACGTCTTTTACCTTGGCTTCTTGTAGGGCTTTTAAACGCATATTCCCACCAAGCACGATCATATTCTCATCCACCACGATGGGTCGTTTCTCGAGCATCTCCGGAAAGTCTTTAATCGACTTCACGAGCTTTTTAAACTTGTGGTCTTTTATTATTCTCGGATTGTCCGTGTTGGGTTTTATATCGCGGATGTTTACTAACTTTTTCATCGGCTTTCCCACTTTTCAATAGCTACTGCGTATCGTTGTCTGAAATTTGGAAATTCACGCATCATATCCGGGTCTGACATAAACCTAGAAATAAATTGAGTTCTTGTTTCGCCAGGGTTAGGTGTTTCTAGTGGCATATTTATTTTGGGCTATTATTTGTTCTTGTTTCTTAGTCGATCTTACTTTGCCTCGACGCGTGAGTGCTGCGCCGTGTTTATCTTGGTAGGCTTTTGATTTCATTTTACCGGTGGTGTGATTGGCTCCTATTAGCGTTTTCTCATCGCACGGTATAAACCTAATTTTTTCTGCCATATTGTTTTAACGTATTAATTAACAAATTTGTTACCGTAAATAATATCTCGCTATTGCGCTAATACAAATTCCGGCTTCTACAATCATAAGGACGGTCGCACCGGTCATTATCTGCTTTACGATTTGACCTTCTTGTAAGATGCAACGTAATTCTAAAACTTCTGTCATAGCGGTGCTTTCTTTTTTTCAAGCGATCTAGTATAGACCGAGTTTAGTATTTTAACGATTCTCGCTTTGTCGTGTTCGTCGGCTATGTCTACTATTTCTTCGATTAGGTATTTAGCATACGCATCTTGGTCGGTGTCTTTTAACACCTCATTGACTATTTGATCGGCTCTCGGATTAAACCTCCTAACAACATCGAACATCTTTATGGCGTGAACCGCCGTCGAGTGATCGTAGGGCTTACCATTCCGTTCAAAGTATTCTGCGATGGCTTCTAGACCCATATTGTAGTTATGTCTTGCTATGTGGCAAAATACCGATCGTGCGTCTACTACTTCTCTTTTACGGGTGTTCTTAAATATATTAACTCCGAACTCCTCGTTTATTCGTTGCGATAATTTGTCTAGCGTGTTTATTCTCATAATGTCCCTCTTAGTACGTAATCATTAATATCAAAGTCTGGGTTTGCTATCGTGTCGTGGTATAGGTGTATTAATTCTTCGGTTTCTTGCTTTCCTAAATCGTAGAACTCTTGCGAGCATTCAAATATACCAATATCTAAACTTCCCTTATCAATTACTAGGAATGTAAACGCTTCCGGTGGCACGTTAAATAGCGTGCAGTAAATATAACATTGACGGTGGTAACCATACTTGCGTGCGCTTATATGAAAGCTATGCACGTCTTGGGTTGTTTTTAAATCAATGATTGCTCCATCGTTTCTTAGAATATCTGCTTTTGCTCTGAATGGTGTGTCTAGTATATTACCAATAGCCGGCACCTCGTAATTGGCGTTTATAAGTAGGCTCTTAGCTTGTTCGCATCTAAATAAAGCATCGACTAATCGTTCGGCATCTCGTTTTTCTTTTGCGGTGTAAACGTCTGGGTGTTCGCCTTTAGCTTCTTTATAAGCCTTCGTGTTCTTAGATTCAACCTCTAAAAAAACGTATTGCTTTAGCTTGTCCGGTTCTAAAACCATCGTGTGAAACAACCCGCCATCGATTAATGCTTGGCTCTTAGGCTCAGAGTACTTCAGATAATAATAATACTCTTTGATGCTCTTTTTTAACTTGCTAAGACCCGAGCTCGAAAGTGCAGCGGTTTTAAGATACCCGTAGTAAAAGTCATCCGAGTACATATTCTTTAACAGTTGAAACTTGTCGTGGCTCGTGCCGTCTAGTAGTTTAATCATTCCGTAGATGTTTGTTTAGATAATCCGCTACAACCTTAGCCATTATCATAATTAGTATAAGCTCCCAATTTATAATCGGTACCGCATAATTAAGCAGTTCAATACAAGCGTAAGCAAGTAAATAAAAAATTACTTTTCCGTATTTCATAATCTTAAAGGTAATCGGCGTCTCGACACGAATCGCTACAATATAATTTATTCTTAGCAATCGGTCGTTCGCAATACTGACAGAAGTTGTCCGGGTCGTCTTTTAGGTGTTCTCTTAGTTGGTCGTCCCAATAGTAATCAAAGTTCATAGGTTTAAGGAATTTTCGAGTTTCTTTTCTGCGGTTTCAGCTCTTAGGCGGTAGTGTTCTATAAGTCCGTTTTTCTCGTGCTTAATATTCCGAATAGCCGTATCAAACGCCTTCTTCTCCATCTGGAGTTGATTGACGTACATAACAATACGCGCAAAGGCCAACGACATACCTTGTATCTCTTCGGTTGGTTTCTTAGCCTTCCAATCTGAAAGACGTTGCCCGACCATTAGCATATCTGCTATAATCTCGAGCTCTTGTGTTTGTTCGACTAGTTTGTTCATAGCAAATAAATTAACCAGGAAACAACCTTGGCTATACCGTACATCACGATTAGCCCGAACAATATTAAAAAAGTAATAATGCCGTATTTATTCATATCTGACTATTTCTGTCAAATATAAAAAAATTTTTAATATCTATTAAAAAAATGTTTAAATATAAGAGATAGTCGCGGCTTGAGATTCTTCGAGTAGATAGACCGACTTGTTTATTTTGTTATTCTGCCACACGGTAGTTTTTGGGCAGTACATATCCACCGGTTCCGGAACGGTGATTTTATCGAGCCAAAACATATATGAACCCCTTGCGTCGTGAACATTATAAATTTTAACCACGTCTTCGGGCATCTGCATTAACTTTTCGTACTTATAAACTTCGAGCATCTTAGTCTCGTAATATTTATTGCGAAACTTAAACTCGATTACACAGTCGGCACCCTTCGGAGTTTTACCTATCGCATCGTAATGCTCGTAGGCACCACCAGACCATTCTAAGTCCCAACCCTCAAATGTATTCAAAAGAAGAACATAGGCTTTTTCTAAATTATGTACGGATTCAATTCCCAAGATAAAGTGCGTTCAGATCGTTAATCCAACGTTGTAACTTTTTACTGTTACACGTACAAGGCTTGTAGTATTCGTGATTTAAATACTGCGAGTGCAAAAGGCATATCTTTTCGTATTCCTCTTTAGATACCACGTTGCTTGTAGACTGTCTGAAAGCCGTCCACCATTTTTTATCTTCTGCGTTCATTTTCTTCTATGGAGTTTAAGATTATTTAAGGCTTCTTTCCTAGCATCACAGCCGCAATCGTCGTAACCTAATACGTCCTCGACAACGTATTTAACGGCTTTCTTTACACCGGTCTTTTCAAATATCGTTTCTAGTTTGTCTCCTAGTTTCATAGGTCTTTTGTATTTGTTTCTTAATTATTTTAATCGTGTTTCTTAGGCTCCAATAGGTGATGTTCGTGTCGCGGCTTAACTCGCTGACCGACTTTTTATTAAGGAAACATTCCTCAAAGATTTTACGCAAATAATACTTATTTAGTTTTTTGTGATCGTACTCTAGGATCTCCTGGTCGTCATTGCACATCTGCTCGTAGTCTTGATCCTCAAACCAATCCATAATTGCCACGTGCATTTCGTAGTCATCTTCGGTCATATCGAATACATCGTCCTCTACCGAATCGGTAACTTCTGGAACATAGACGATCGGAGAGTTGATTCGCTTCCGGTG